CTGTGATAGTTCCTAGTGCATTGCTGACAGTTAATGTAGGTCTAGGTAACTGTCCTTTTCTGAAAGCAAAACCTTCTGCTTGTATTGGAAATCTTTGATAAGTATTACCAGCCCAGACTATCTCTCCATTATCTTTAAGACTACTACCTGCATGAAATCTATAAATATCAACACTTTGAGCAGTCCATGTGACTTCATTGTCAGTAATTGTTTGTCCAATAGATGCAGAACTAAACGCAGTAGGTTCAGTTGTTCCACTTTGTCCAGCAACAGTACATTTAAAATTTATTGATTGATTAGAACCGCTATGACCTACGACATTACCAACTGTATAACTTTTATTTGCTTCCCAAGAATTATAATGTAATACTGATCCTAATTGAACAGTAAATAATTCTATAATTGCTGATGGGTTTGTATTTTGAAGATTGCTAACAATAGCAGAACTGCTCATGGTTCAAACACCTCTCTAAATGTTGCTTGAATTGT